CATCGCCTGATACAGCAGTAAACGGAGATGTTTTAGCTGTTGTACACCAATCTACAGTTCCAGTACGACCAAAACCTGTTTGAGATGCACCACTTGCAAGTGTTACAGTTTTACCTGAACTACCTAAAGTAAGTGTAGATCCGCATTGTGTATCAACTTGATTTACGTTTATTTTACTCATTAAACTATTACCAATGTCCCTGTTACTGTTATTGTACCAGGTATGGTAATAGGTCCTGCAAGAACACCGTTCTCAACAGTTTGCGTACCATCCATAGTAGCTGCTTGATTTTTTATAAATTCATCAGGAGCTGTTCCGCCCCCTATATATTGGATTCCATTTACTACTGCCGTCATATTACTCCTTACGTACTGATACTATCTATAAATGAAGTGACAATATCTAAACTAGAAGCGGTATCACTTTTAGCTTTTAATACATCACCATTTTCTAAAACAATTTTAGCTCCACCTTGAATTAATTCAATCGCACTATTTGGTGGGACTGAAACGTTTTTAGCGATAAAATGATCATTACCACCATTTTCAATAAAAACGTCAACTAAAATAGTAGAAGTAACGACATTACAACATCTAATTCCAATAACTGCATCATAGTCACCGCCAGTTACTAAAGTAACTTCTGATGTTCCAACGTTTCTTTGTAAATTGTTTCTAAAATCTTGTGCCATATTTTTTCCTTATAATGCCACCGCCATCGCTAAAGCAAAGCCTGCGCTTGCTGCTCCGACCGGTGTTCCTGTTGCGTCTAAAAAGACAGATTTGCTAGCTGGTAGAGTACAAAATACATCTTTTGTTCCAGCACTAAAGTCAACAACTGCATCTGAATTAGAACTAGAAATAATTGTAGTTCTTTGTAAATTAGTTGTAGAACTTAATGTTCCCAAACCAACTTCAAATTCTGATGTGCCTTGATTAAAAATACAATAGTATGTTGTATTACCAACTCCTACTCCAGTGTTAAAAGTTTCAAAACCTGTAACTGGTGTATTATCAATCGCAAAAGTAGTTTGACTGTTTCCAGTCGCTGTGCTGTTTACTTTTACTCTATCATTTATTACTAACGCCATTTATCTCCTTATGATGTTATACTTATAATCGCATTACTTGGTGTAGTCGGATCAGGATACGAAATTGTAAAAGTTCCGTTTGTCGCTGTCTTATCCCCACCAAAATCTAAAACTACACACAATTTATTAGAAGCACTTGTATTATAAATAGCTGCAAATGCTGCTGTAAAAGTTGCACTAGCAAAAGTCGTGTCTGCAAAATCAATTGCAGTTGTAGCAGTTGTTGCTGTAACTGTTTGACTTGTTAATGCTTTACCTCCTGAAGGATAGTTACTACTTCCTGCAGAGCTAACTTCGCTTGTTGAAGTAAATACTGTGCTTGATGTTGTGTAAGGATTAGCTGTGTATAATGCTATTTTAAAAGAGTCACCACCAGAACTAAAATTATGCGTTCCTGATGCGAGTTCACCTTTAAATGCGAATGGTACTATGTTTGCCATTTTTTTCTCCTATTTATTTTCCATAACTTGATGGTGATTTGACATTGAGTTGAGCTCGAACTTCACCATCTTGATATTCGTCTCTGCGTCTGTTACCGATTTGTTCGATAGCATACGATTCTAAAGCTTCATCATACGACGCTTTATAGTATTGTAACATATCTGGTGGGCCTTTCAAGTACCCATATGCATTTACTAGGCATGCGTATAAAAGTAAATCTGAATATTTATTTGACAAATATGTGCCACTCGTATCTGTGGTGATTGTTGGTGGCTCTTTGTCATAAGCTAGTGTAATTTCGTAAGTTCTATCAGGTGTTGGAGCTACCACCCAAAACTCTTCATCCCAGTTTGCATAATATTTAGGGATATCTACAGCTGAAGTGCCTGGTGTAGAGTAATATTCTGCAATAAAACTAGTATCTCTTTGCTGTAAATAAAACTGATCGCCCTCTGAATTTTTTAATTGCACATATCTAATAAATCTTAAATCAGCTGGAATAGTCACATATCTATTACCAATGATTAAGTTAGATGTTGCATAAAACACACTTTGATCAGTATCAATTGCTCTATGAATTTTTAACTCTGCATTTTTAATTATTCTTTCTAATACAGAATCAGATAAAACGTTACTATCTACTTCTGTGTAGTTTCTAATATCTGTTTGTAAATTTGCTAAAGTATATGCCATTATCCGTTTACTACCTCCAATGTTACTGGTCCTGCAGAACAGTTTTCACCACCACCTGATACACCACCTGATGTAGCATTGCTAGTGCTAGTTATGTGAAAATAATTTATTGGATCTGTTAAAGAATCTGATGTTGTTGCTCCTGTAATAGCTCCTGAAGAATCTATTTGTCCTAATGCGATTGTAAAACCAGATGTATTATTTAAATCACTGACGTTATCAAACGTAGGTATGGTTCCAAAAGCTTGTAAATTTTTTAAATCATCTGGATTAGTGCCACCAGGTCCAGCAGAGGTTACAACAGGTGGTCCTCTAAATCTTACTACAGAGCCTGCAGCTCTTTGATGATCTTGTGAAAAAACATTTACATAAGTTGTGCCACTATAAATTACAGATGTAAAAGGATTATTATCTAAAAGAATTAAACTTGCTTTTGATGCGGGTTGTGGTCTTGGATTAAACAAAGCTTGTGGATCTGAACCAACTGGTTTTGGTTCTAATTGTGGTTGCTTTGGTTCAAACTCTGACACGTGAACTAAAGATCCATTCCATTCTCTTACCATTTCATCATACGGAAATTTTAATCCTGATCTATCTGAAATAGCATATGCATATCTTCCTGATGCGTACTTACCCATTATACTCCATCTCCATAAAATGTTTGTGGTGAAATGAAAGTAGACGTACCTTGATTATCTGCATCAAGTGCTCTTAATAATTCACTTTCATATCTACGTTCTAATTCTTGACTTCTATCTGGTGAATATTTTTGACTTAAATAATATGCAAGTCCTGACATCATACAAGGGTAAAATCTATTAACTACATCCGTTGTAAAATTATAAGAACCTGCGTCTTGAATTTTTGCTAAATAATAAAAACAAAATTGAAAATTACTTGGTGTTGTTGTGCTTGATACACTTGAACTTGGTGTCGTATATAAAAATATACTTGGGTTTAATTTTCTCTCTACATAATATTGTGATGGTGTGCCTTTAGCTAATTTATTCGGTGTAGCTGAATATGCAGATCTATCTATTTTTGTAAGTGCAATATCTTGAGGTGCAGTAGCATCCGAGTTATTTCTATAATATGCTTCTAATACTGAATCTATATCATCAGGAAAATTTGAAGAATCAGATGCAAAATTATATTCTGCTTGTCCTTCTACTAATGGTATTTTTGCTAATTTTACTTTCCATAAATGAACACCTCTATTACCCCATTCTTGAAACATTATATTTAAAGATCTTCTAGCACTTTTTAATTGATATCCAGTTCTAGTGCCTTGAACTCCAGTTCTTTCAAAAGCTTCTTCTATAATTTCATCTATTTGTGGATTAAATTCTGCTTCACCAGAAGTTGGTGAGATAGTTTGTATACTACTACCCATACCACTATGATTTGTGCAGTAATAAAATAAAACTGGTGCTCCTGTTTTTTTAACAGGTGCTACAACAAATGTAGTTTGAGCTCCGGAAGTTCCTGGTGTCCCTGTTGAAGTTACACCAGTAGTATAAGATGCAGTTGGTGAATTATTTGGATTTGTAGAAAAAGCAATTTGATGAACACCACCCACGGCATTACTAGAATCAGACTGATCAAATATGTAAGTATTGCCCTCATCTAAATATAAGATAGGTGCTAACTCACCGTTAATATAAAATCTATTACCGGTTCCATATTGGGTTGTTCCCGTTGCTACGGTTACTGTGTAAGTTATGGTAGCCATTGATTTCTCCTAGCCAAATATTACTGTACAAAATGTAACTGTATCTGCAATTGTTATTTTAATATTTGTTGCACATCTAATACCTGTGCCTGGAAACAGAATGTATTCATTCATACCACCGCCATTAGTATTATCAGTAGCTCTAACTTTAAATGTTGCTACATCTGTGCTGTCATCTTGTAAAGTAACAGTGCTTTGTGCAAGATTTTTTTCTTTGTTAATGTAAAGCCCTACAATTCTACCTGGTCCTGCAAACACAGTGTGTGTTGCAACAGTATGTTTTTGTACCGCTTTTACATCGACTGGATATGTACTCATTAATTTTCTCCTTAAAATT